GCAACACGGCTGGTTGACGGGAAGTATCGCGTCGTGGTGGATGGCGTGACGTACAATGTGCGGGGCGCGGCCAATCCTGACACGCGAAATGATATGATTGAACTGGTAATCGAGACTGATGGGACGTAGGCCGGTTGATGGCAATGCGCGCGCGGATTACACCGATGAGCCGCGATGCAGTCATGAAGCGGCTGCGCGAATTGGTGCCGGCGGCTGAGGCGCGGGCTGCGGAAGCGATCGAGAAGGGTACTAAAGAACTAGCTGGTGCTATTCGATCGCGCGCGCCGCGCCAGTATGGCGATTTCGAGGGATCCATTCAGGCCGACTTGCTCGCCAATCGCCCAGACAAGAAAGCAGTAGGAATTACACCAACTAAAGATCCAAACGCGTGGGGCGTGTTCGCGAAGTGGACGTGGCGATTTCTGGAATTTGGCACGCGGCCACATACCATCAAGGCGAAGAGCACGTCAGACTTAGTTTTTTTCGCACACGGTCAGAAGATTGTGACGCAGCAAGTGCAACATCCAGGCACCAAGGCCAAGAACTTCATTTTCCCCACGTACCGTCAGTACAAAAAACGCATTAAACGGCGGGTCGCCGCGGCAATAAACAAATCTATCAAGCAAGCCAAGGCGGCGCAAGACAGTGAGTGACGGTAGCTGGGAACTGCAGGCCGCAATCTTTACTGCGCTTAATGTCACGGACGTGAAGGCATTAGCGACAGGTGGTATTCACGCTCCAGCCCCGCAGGACACGCCGCTTCCATATGTTGAAATTGGTGAATCCGACTCTGTTGCTGCAGATGTGCAATGCCGGCAGGGCGTAAACGAAACCATAACGATCCATGTGTGGACCGCGCCCGGCTCCAACGCCAAGGCCAAACAAATCATCTCCAAAATCCGCGACGTGTTGCACGCGCAGAATTTGACCGTCTCTGGCAGGTCATCGGCTTTTGCCGTGGTTGGAAGCACCAGAATATTCGACGACGAAGACGAGACGTCCATCCACGGCGTTGTCACACTTACAGTAAGTCACTTCTCATAAGGAGGGCCTGATGGCTCAGGAGAATGCTCGCGAACTAGTCATCAAGCGTGGTGACGGCGCCAGCCCCGAAGTCTTTACGTTTGTATGCGGTCTCCGCACGCGAACCTTTACTATGTCCAATGCATCGATCGACACGACTGTGCCGTCGTGCGCTGATCCGTCCGCGCCCATTGTTGCGACTGCAGCGCCGGGCCGCCAGACCCTAACGTTCTCCGGCGACGGACTGTTCGATAACGATACTGTTGGCCTGGCTGTATTCAACGATGCTCGAAACCAGAGCCAAACCAATTATACGATCATCGTCCCCGGCGTGGGTTCGTTCGTTGGGCCGTTCTTCATCTCAGACTATTCCAATAGCGGCGACATGGAAGACAGGATGGCTTTCTCCGCTACGTGGATTCCACTTGATGCATCCCAGCTCACCTTCACGGCTGAAGTCTAATGCCGTTGCCATACAATGCTGAGCGGGGCGAAGTCCCGCTCACTGTGGGCGGGGTCGATCTCACGATCGCCGCTGAGATGGGGCGGCTAGCCGCGCTTTCGGCGCGTCTCGGCTGTCAGAGCTTCATGGAATTGTACATGAAACTTGCCGGTGTTGAACTGGCGGCGACCGTTGCCGCGGTTGAGATTCTAGCCGTTGCAGGAGACCCGACTGCGGCCGTTCAAGCCATGTCGATTGCCGACCTACCAGCCTGCAAGGGTGCTTTTCTTGCTGCGCTCCTTCATCACTCGGACAAAGCAGAGGGAAACGCAGCAGCCGCCAAGGGAAAGATCGAAACGACCAAATCCCCTGGCGGCGATGGCAAGGATTCGCAGTCGTAAGACTGGCGTGGTCCAACGATGAATTCTGGTCGGCGACGTTAACGGAATTCTTCTCCGCGTTTGAGTTCTGGTGCGAGGCAAATGGCATCAGAAAGCATGAAGCTCCGTCCCGCGCACGACTGGATGAACTGAAGAAGAAGTATGGCGGGTGAGTCGCCGTACTTTCTTAGGGTGAATAATTGGCAGATCTTGAACAGTTAGTCCTATCAGTTTCCGCCGACACGCGCCAGATGCAGAAGGCGCTAGCGAAGCTGACTGGCGACACCCAGAAGGCTGCGGCCGATGTTGACGCCGCATTCGGCAAGGCACCGCCGCAGATTGATAACGTAGCGAAGTCGCTTGGCAAGACGCGGTTTGAAACAGCCAACCTCGCTGCGCAGTTTCAGGATATCGCGGTCCAGCTTCAGGGTGGCCAATCGCCGTTTACAATCGCCTTACAGCAAGGAACGCAGATCAGCCAGGTGCTTGGTCAGCAAGGCGCTGGTGGCGTTGTTGGGCTGCTTGGATCGGCGTTCAAGTCGCTACTATCACCTGTTTCGCTCGCTACGATAGGCGTTATCGCCCTTGGCGGGTTTGCCGTAAAGTATGGCCTTGAGGCCATCGGGGCTATTGACCATCTTGACGACAAACTAAAGGCTCACGGCGAAGCAATCAAAGCGCTGAAGGACGCTTACGGCGAGGCGGGCAAGGGCGTCGACACGGCCGTTCATGAAGCCGCCGCTGTCCTAAAGACACTTCTTGACTTTAAGACTGACGATATCAAAAAAGAATTTACGTCCCTTTCTGCGAGCATTTCCAGATCGCTAACTGACGTCAAGACCAACGATCTTGCGCCGGGGATAATCGGACTCGGCCCTATTGTTTTGGAAAATTCGCGGAAGTTCGCCGCGTTCAGCGATATCATTACGACGTTTAAGGAAAGTGTAAAGAACGGCACACCTGATGTGTTGGCATTCCGTCGAGCTATCCAACAGATCGCTGATAGCGCATCGGACGAAAAGACGCGGAAGCTGGCCGACGAACTACTGAAGATGACCGAGAAGGCTGGTACAGCGCAACTAGCCATCGAGGGTACGTCAAAGGCACTCCGCGGGTTCGGCGCCGCTTCGCTTCAGGCTGCAGAGCAGGGCGAGGCATTCTCTAAAGCCATGAACGCGCTTGGCTCAACAGTCACGCCGAATCTTGATGATCGCCAAAAGATCATGAAGAACTACAGCGACGCTCTGGAGAAGGCCGGCGGCACGGAGGAGCGTCGCGCGGTAGAGCAAGTGCGAAACGATCAACTCGCCATTCTTTCCGCAAACGAACGTAAGAAGTCCGGTGAAGACGCGTCCAAGTCTGCAGAGTCGGCCGCGAAACGATTTAGCGGAGCGCTGGATTCGGTTGCCAAGCACAATGCACAGGTTAAAGGGCAGGTCGAAGCGCTAGGTCAGGGTGCCGGCGCTATCGCTCGCCTTGAAACTGAGTACCGCCTCACAGAACAGGCGCAGCAGTCGTTCGGAAAAGTCACGGACGAAACACGCACTAAGATCAAAACGCAGGCGGACGATGCAGGAGCCGCTGCGGACGCGTTGGCTAAAGCGAGAATTGCCGTCAGCACGGACTTCAATATTAAGACGGCATTCCTGACGTCTGAAGATTTACAGATCGCACAGCAGCTTCGCGGTATTTACGGCAACGATATTCCGACTGCACTTGGTAGCGCAGAGGCTGCAGGTATCCGTACCGCAAACGCCCTTCGGCAAATTTCGCAAATTGGTCAGGACATCAACCGGGGGCTGTTCACGGACTTCACCCAACAGATCCGCAATGGTGCGTCTGCCATGGACGCCCTACAAACTGCTGGCGTCAACGCACTCGGAAAGATTGCAGACAAGTTAGCCGGCATGGCTGCAGATAATCTTTGGAAGGCGGCGTTTGGTGGCGGGGGCGGTGGCCTCAATCTCTTCAGTCTGTTGGGTGGTGGCGGCACAGCTGCTCCGACAATGGGCCTTGGCGGTTTGCCAGCGATGTACGCCAGCGGAACTGATTTCGCTAGGGGCGGGCTGTCTATCGTCGGTGAAAAAGGGCCAGAGCTTCTTAATATCCCACGCGGCTCACAGGTCATTCCGAACGACGTACTGCGGCAGGGTGGAGGTGTAGGGGACATCACCGTAGGCGGCGCAACAGTCGTCATACAAGGCGATGCCAGCGAGAAGACTGTTGCGCTTATCAAGGCGGCACTCAGGCAACACGACGCATCCTTGCAGCCAAAGATCGTCGCAGCGGTAACGCTTGCCAAGAAGCAGAGGCAGTTGGCGTGAGCCTCACAGCACCGTTCGATATCCTTGAAGGCTTTCCGGGCTGGACCACTGCTTTCGAGCCACTTTACCGGCAGGAGCAGTCGCGCACGCAGGGCGGCAAAACCTACGTCAAGGACATGGGCGAGCCGCTCTGGCATCTTGCGGCGCAATCGCGCCAGCTTAGTCCCAACGAGTTGGATTATTGGCGGGCAAGGTTGGCCGCTCTGGAGAATGGCCTACAGACCTTCTACGGGCGCTCCATGTCGCGCTGTTATCCGATCCTGTACCCGAACGGATCGTGGCCGACAGGCACGTCATTCGACGGCGTGTCGGCTTCGCTGGCCTCGGTAAACGCAAACCGCAAGGCCGTCACGGTTTCTGGCTTGCCAGCAGCGTTTGTTTTCTCGGTTGGTGATTATCTCGCCATCGGAAACGACCTGCATCAAGTGATGGAGCCTGCCACAGCCTCCGGTGCCGGCCTTACGCCAGAGTTTGAGGTCCGCCCGCACATCTGGACCGGCGTTTCGTCCGGTACGGTGGCGGTCAAGAAACCGTCCTGTCTCATGACTATCGATCCAGGCTCAGTGTCGTCTCAAGCCGACCCGCAAACGGGTTGGGGCGCCGTGTCGTTTACGGCGACTGAGTCAAGGCCGGTCGTTTAGCCACTAGCACCAGAGATACATGACCCGCTCAATCTCCGCAGAGAACAATGCTGCCATACAGGCCGGCAGAATCATCCCGCGCGACTTCATTTGGTTGATTTCGCGCGACCGCACCGATGGCAGTCCTGTGGCCGAAGGCGTGTGGTCTGGCGAGGGGACGTTCACCGCGTCCGTGATTGATCCGCACACGGGCGGCAGCACGGATCGAACGTTCTATGGATCCGGTGCGCTCCTCGCGGTTGGCGACATACCGCTCGTACAGGGCATCACGGTCCAGACTCTCAGCATTACGTTCTCCGGTGTCAACGATGGGTTCAACGATTACGTCCGTACTTATGATTTGAAGCAGGCGGAAATTCAAATCTTCCGCGGCTTTCTTGATCCTGACACGCGCGAGTTGGTTGCGCCCGCCACACCACGTTTCGTCGGCTACATCGACGACGCTCCAATCACGACGCCGAAGGAAAACGAAAGCGGCGCGATTACCATTACCGCGACGTCGAATACGCAGGAACTGACGCGCGCCAATTCTGACGTGTGTTCTGACGCCTCGCAGCGTTTACGATCCAGCACGGACAATTTCTATCAGGATGTTGTGGTGGTTGGCGATTGGAAGGCACCATGGGGCCAGTCGGACGGTGCGCCCGTATCGAATGGAAGTAAGGCGGGATGATTCGCTTAGCTAACGTTGGCGATACACAGCGCGTCGTCGAGATGGTTGAGAAGGCTCACGCTATTTCACCGCTCGCGCCTTACGTCGACTTCTGCGCACCGATGGTTCGGGATCAATTTCATTCCCACCTTGGCTCGGCCGCATCGCTTTGCCTGGTGCATGACGTTGGCGGTATTGCGCAAGGCGTCTTGGTTGCGACCGCGGCAAACTATCCAAGCGCGCCAATCCGTATAGGAGTCGAGGTCGTTTCGTGGGTTGAGCCTGAATACCGCGGCATGGCGTGGTTCCGAATGAAGCGATGGTTTGAGAAATGGTCCAAGGAAAAGGGCTGCCGCATCTCCTCATTGAGCAGCAAGAGCGACGAGCGCTTTGCGGCGGCAATTAAGCGCGATGGCTACCAGTACGCGGAATCGCATTACGTGAAGGTGCTATAAGTGGCGTTTCTCGGCGTTGGCGCGCTTCTTGGCGGCGGTCTGCTCGGCGGTATTGTCGACTTCGGCATTACCATGGCCGCGTCGATCGGCCTGTCGTATGCCGCACAGGCGCTTGCGGGCAAACCGAAGACTACTGCGGAGCAAGCTGCGCATTTCTCAACGCAGATTCAGTTGCAGTCTGGCGGCGTTGTTCCACGCTCGTTCCTTATGGGTAAGACCGCAACGGGCGGGTTGCTCACTTATTTTAATACGTGGGGTAATTCTGGCGAGACGCCGAATGCCTACTATACGCAGGTTATCAAGCTCAGCGACCTTCCTATCAAGGCTCTGTTGGGTGTTTGGATTAATGGCGAGAAATGCACGCTCGGTGCTGATACGGGCACGGGCATGGGATTGCCAGTTGCCGAGTACAACAAGGACGGTGCCGACCACGTTTGGGTCAAGTTCTACGACGGCACGCAAACCACTGCTGACAGCTTCTTAACGACCAAGGTTTCCTCAGCAGCGAGGCCATACGGCTCAACGCGCGTTGGAATCGGCATCGCGTATGTCATCTGCACCGCGTTGGTCGACGACACGCTATTCTCCACCGGAACACCGACCTATAAATTCGAGACGGACGGCATCCCGCTTTACGATCCGACCAAGGATAGCACTAACGGCGGTTCCGGCTCGCAGCGTTATTCTGACCCATCGACATGGGGCGGGGATGGTGACGACCTTCCTGCGGTGCAGGCGTACAACATTCTGCGCGGCATCCAGTACGATAATAAATGGATATGCGGCCTACAGAAGACGGTGCAGGCAAACCTTCCGACCGTTAACTGGAATGCCCAGATTGGCAAATGCCGCACCACGATCGTTGGTGCAGGTGGCGCCGAGGCGACATATCGTTCGGGCGGGCAGTTTGTAGTAAACGCACCGCCGGCCGATGCTCTCGACGCCTTGATGACGGCATGTCAAGGTAAGATTTCCGAGGTTGGCGGGTTCTATAAAGTTCACCTCGGAACGCCGGACAGTTTCTCGTTTGAATTCACCGACGACGATATCCTGTCGACGGAAGAACAAACCTATACACCATTCCTGACTCTAGCCGACAGCATCAACGGGATCACTGGAACGTATCCGGACCCCACACAGGGCTGGAACAATGCCGACGCGCCAGCGATTTATAACGCAGGCTACGAGTCCGAGGACGGAGATAGGCGGCTCCTAGCCAGTCCGTCCTTTGACCTTGTGCCCTACGCGGAGCAAGTGCAGCGCCTTATGCGCTCGGCGCTGTATGCCGCGCGTCGCGAGCGCAAGCACAATCTCGTTCTGCCGCCACCGTTCTGGATGGTTGAGCCCGGTGACGTCGGGCGCTGGAATTCAGTTCGTAACGGCTACACTAACAAAGACTTCGAAGTCCTCGCGATTACAGACAAGGCCAATATTGATGTTGGTGTAAGTCTGCAAGAGGTAAATCCTTCCGATTACGATTGGAATACCGAAACCGACTACACGCCCGGCACGTCTGGTCCCACAACGTACCCGCGTCCCGCACCGCAAGGCATTCTGAATTGGGCCGCCGAAGGTGTGTCCATCTTGGATGCGGACGGCTACGCTCGCCGCCCTGGTATTCGCCTATCGTGGGACGGTGACATGCCCGGCGTTACCGGCATCCGGTATCAGGTTCGCCGCAAGGACGACGCGAATCCTGTCACGTCTGGCAATACGCTGGAGTTGTCGGCTGGCGCGATCATCATTACGCAGTCTCTGCTGCCAGACAACCAATACGAGGTCGCAGGCCAGTACATCCCGAGCGCGCCGCGCGACATGCTGTGGTCGGATTGGATCACAGTAAGCACGCCGGATACTAAGTTCAGCGTTCTGGATTTCGCAGCCGCGCTAAAGGCTGAAATCACGACCCTGAACCAGCAAGTGCAGGATGTGGCCAACGCGACGCTCGCGCTGATTACGTCGCTCGCAGACAATCAAGACGCGAGCGATTGGCTCAGCCGAGATGAACTGAGAACGCAGTTGCGCGCACAGGCCGGTGTGTTGTCGGCGTCGATAACGCACGTGTCTGAGGTTTCTGCGAGTGCAACTGCGGCTGTAGCCAGTGATGTTCTGAGCCTGTTCGCTGGCAACGATAGTGGCAGCGGCACGATCAATGTCACAGCGCAGGCGGTTGCGTCGATCAATGGCAGTCTTGCGTTGTCGTATGGTGCCGATCTCGACGTCAACGGCTACACCATCGGATGGAAGCTACTCAACGGCGGGGCGGGCACCGGAACAACAATCTTTGTTACTGATAATTTCCAAATCGTCGGGACCGGGGCGTCGCCAAAGAACCCGTTCACGATAGGGACGGTCAACGGTTCAACGTCTGTGGGTATTAACGCCGATAACGTTCTGATCGACGCTTCGGTGAAGGTACGCCATTTGGACGTCGGGACGTTGACAGCGATCACCGCAGATATCGGTTCTGGAACGGTCTCTGGTACGTGGTCCGGCGCAAGTGGAAAAATGGTCATGGATTTTACCAGCGACCGTTTTGAGATTCATGCATGACCTTGCAAGGCTTCATTGGAGATTTCGGGGGCGGTACGTATGGCGCGAGGATATCGAAGCCTGGATACGACGCTGGCACGGAACCGTTTGGCTCGCGCAACATCTCACTCGACACACGGCTGTCCTATCTCGGCTCAGTTATTGCGGCTGGACTGATCCAATGCGGCGGAGGGGCAATTAGCTTCGGCGCAACGCTGGATTACGTGCCGATAGTTCAGATCAAGCTATGGGACGGCACCTATCTCCGACGAACGGACTTCGTCAATAAGAATCCAGCACCAAGCGGCGCGTACACTCTTCTTATCGGTGGTTATCGGCACGCTTTCATTCCGGCAGTGGCAATCGTAACCACGTCAACGGTTCAAGTCGTGCAGTATACCATTCCGTTCTACGACACGACGTCGTTCTACAACGCGAACGGTCAATATTATTTCTACACCGTTTATGCGATCGGCTGACCGATGACACGTCAATTATTGTTCGGGAAAAATAGCGCTGGCTCAGTCGTTTTGAAGGTGGCGAAACCAGGATACGACCCGGACACTACAAATCCTGGAAATCTCCTGTTTGATAGCCAATCTCAAGCCTACCAGACGTTGGCAAGCGGAACGCAGTTCATCGAGAATTGTTGGGCTGCCTCGCCAAGCTCGGGCGGCAGTGTCTCCAGATCGGTCACGCTCGGCATCGGTTCATATTCGAACGTCGCTCTGTGGTTCGATGTTGTCGTGAACATCACTTACAGCGACGGATCGTTGCCAAACGACTCTTATGTGAAGTTCATTCAAGAAACGCTAGACCTCCGCGCTGTAGTGAGTGGTGGCGTATTGTTTTTCAGCGCGACTAACGTGCCTTACTACAACCAAACGCAAGTAAAGCCGCAAGTGAACTCAAACTGGTTCGCCTTTAGGAGCCAGTACGCATGACCGTCAAGGCGTCTTACGGAAAGCAGCCTGGCGGCAACATCGGACTTTACATCGCCAAGGCTGGATTTGACGTTTATTCAGCTAATGCCATGCAGATGGCGTTCTCGTCGGATTTCGTGTGTCCAAATCTTGTTGCATCGGGATCGTTGGTGTCTACACCAACCAACGGGGGCATTACGGTCACGACGACAGCAGTCTATTATGGAAGATCAATTTCACCCGCGCCGTTCGTTGCGGCAATAGCAACCGCTTCTAGTTGGCCTTGCCCGACCGCAGACCACGCTTCGCAGCTTGGGTATCTGGCTGGAAATTGGCACACCTTCATTTGGGAATACCCGCCGGATATGACCGGCGAGACGGCTCGTAAAGATACCACATACGGCCCGACCGCGATTAGGCCGGCTCGATACGCCGATGGCGGCAGCGATATTATTGACATCACCTTTGCTTCGGCGCGGTTCACGATGGGCGTGTTTACCGACCGCGTCGAGTTTTACACCAATTGCTATAACAACGTGACCATCAAGTATGTCATCCTGGAGCCTTAAACCATGTACGTGATTTACAACGAGACAGGAGTCATTACGGCAACCATCGTTGGTCCGGATGAAACCTACGGGCCGAACGTACTGGACAAGAACCACCAGAAGTGGATTTTCCTAAAGTCCACGTCATCGCTAGACCCGAGGACCACTTACATTGACGTCGCGACTCGGCAGGTTGTGCAGGCGGCACCGATCCAGCTTGCCGTGGACAAGGCATCGTTCAAGGCTGACGGTAACGATGCGGTCAAGATTACAGGGATTCCGTTGCACGCCTCTGTTGCGGTGTTCTGTAACGGTGCGATTCAGACACAGCAAACGATGGTCGACGATCACCTGGAAATCACCGCTGCGGCTCCAGCGGAATACCGCATTGACGTGTCTTGCCTGCACTATCTGCCCGCAAGCGTCACGATCGAGGCTACAGCGTGAGGATCTCACTGGATCCAATGCCGGCGATGCGCTCCAAAACCGAAGCGCAAGTAAATGCATGGTTCGATGAGCAAGTTCAGCCACATCGAGATGCGGCATGGGCGCGGAAACGCGACGTTGCTAAGGCGGGTGCGCCGTATCCCGACGCCTTCGCGCAGGAAGCGGCGTTGCGTGGCCTAACACCGACCGCGCTGGCGGACCTCGTTCTCTCCAAGCCTGATTCCGTCGCTGCGGCCGACGCCCGCGAACTTCACCGCCAGCGCGTCAATGCCGCGATAGATGCCGCCAAAATGCCAGCCGAACTTGATGCAATCCTCGCGGGGCTTAAATGACCGACTTTCCATCCTACGCCTACGGCACCGTCACTGTTGCCGCCACCGGCACCGTCGTTACTGGCACTGGAACGATCTGGTCTGGCGTCAACGCGCGGCCAGGTGACCTTCTCAAAATCGGGGCTAACATCGTCGATATTGTCGATGTCGTAGATGAAACCCATTTGAAGATCGATGCGTGGCCCTACGCGGCTGTCACCGATGTCGATTACAAGATCGTTAAATGGTCTCCGCTGCGCTTCGTCGGCGCTCAGGCTCGGGCTGACGTGTCGGATTTGCTAGCCACCTTGAATGCCAAGGGTCTGCTTTGGTACCTAGATCCAGCTTACACCGAGCCAGACGACGCAAGGCCGCCGCTGACCGCGGATGAGGGGCAGGCAATTCTAAAGATCGACACTGGCGCGCTATGGGTGATGCAAGGTGGCGCGTGGGTAGAGGCTGGTACGTTTAAGGGAATTAGCTTCAAAGGCGCGTATGATTCCGGCACGACATACAACGTCAATGATGTTCTAACGTCGGACGGCAACGCCTATATCGTCATCACGCCAACGACCGGCAACGCGCCGCCAAACGCGACATATTATTCGCTGCTGGCGAGTAAGGGCGACAAGGGTGACACTGGTACAATCGGTATCGGGACCGTAACGACTGGCGCCGCAGGAAGTTCTGCTACAGTTACCAACTCGGGGACAACTACCGCATCGGTACTGGATTTTACAATCCCTCGCGGTGATCAGGGCGTCCAAGGCATCCAGGGTATCCAAGGCATTCAGGGCCAGGGAATACAGCCCGACGCGTCCGGCACGGCCGCGGATAAAGCCACGCATGATCTTGAAGCGGCAGGGTATGTCTTTCTGCAAACCGACGTTTCTCCGTTCCAGCTTTGGGTAAAAGCGTCTGCAACGTCAGGCGACTGGGCCGGGCCGACCTATGTCACCGGCAATGTCCCGCTCGGCGATCTTGGGTTCGTGACGGATTCGGTCGAACAATCATTTGATCTTGGAGTATTGGCATGACAACGGCTTCTCAGCTTCAGCTCCGCCGCGGCACCGCGGCTCAAGTCGCAGCCTTCACCGGAGCGGCGGGCGAAGTCACGCCAGACACGACGAATAACCGTTTGATACTGCATGATGGCACGACGGCTGGCGGGCATCCGCAGGCGAGTGAGGCGTATGTGGATAATGCGATTGCGGGCGCGGTTGCGACGGCGGGCGTTGCCTCGCTGAACGGTCAGACTGGAGCGCTTGTTCTGAATGTTGCACCTCAAGGCCGATTGGCGCTCGCAAGCGGCGTTCCTGTCATGACGACGAGTCAGGCGGGGGCAACGACGGTTTATTATACGCCATTCGCTGGAAACATGTTGCCGATATACGACGGCACCGACATGATCCCGACCGCGTTCACCGAGTTGTCGCAGGCGACGACCGACACCACAAAATCACCGGCTGCTGTGTCCGCGTCCAAGGTGTACGATCTCTTCGTCTGGAACGACAGCGGCACGATCCGTTGCACGCGCGGGCCAGCTTGGACTAACGACACCACAAGGGGCTACACGCTGACGATGGTCGGCGGGATTCTGTTGAACAATTCGTCCATCACGAATGGCCCTGCGGCTTCACGCGGAACGTGGGTCGGCACGATTAAGTCAAATGCATCTTCCACGGTAGATTATATTCTGGGAGCGGCGGCGTCGGGCGGGACCGCTGCCGTCCTGAACGTCTGGAACGCTTATAATCAAGTCCTCGTATGCCCATCCGTCGTGGATAACGGCGCTACCTACACTTACACCACTGGAACTACACGACAGGCTAGGGCAAGCGCAGGCAACCAAATCTCCTATGTCGTCGGCGCGGCCGGTTCTGCCATTTCCGCCAGCTATGCAGCAGGTGTTAATACGGTCGCCCTAGCAAACTCTTTCGGTCGGTTCGGTATTGGAATCGATAGCACTACGACCATGGCGGGTGTCCCTCATATTGTTTATTCTCAGGCTGCGGCTGCGATGGTAAGCACCGCAAGCATAAGCTATCAATTCCAGACGGCGCTAGGCGCTCACGTCATTTCAGCGAACGAAACGGGGGACGGGACAAACGCCAATACATTCGACAATCTTAGCCTTAATAATTTATCTGCTACTCTGTGGATGTAGCATGGGTCAAATAGGTGCGCATCAACCCGATCCATTCGTTATCGATGACAGCTTTGCCATCTCACTAGGCGCTGGCGGGGCGGTATACCGTAAAACGGCTGGTCTAACGCCACGCGACCAAGCATTTAATCCTGCTCAAAAGACGCTTGTGCTGATCGGGGCAGGTCAGTCAAACTACGTTTCTGTAAATCCTACGCTTTACGTCCCCACGAATAGCTCCGTCATCGACAACTTCAATATCTACGATGGCGGGTCGTATTCCATCGGCGGGCCGCTCGTGGGGACGCAGTACAATTCGGGTTTAGGACCGGGCAACATTCTGGCTCGCATTGCACAGAACGCGATCACGGGCGGGTTTGATCGTGTCGTCGTGGTTCCGATTGCTATAGCGGGCACAGTCGCTGCGGATTGGGCGACAGGTAGTCTTTCCGACCGGATCGGGGTTGCCATGCGGCGTCTGGCGTCGCGCGGTTATGTCCCCGGTGCCACAGGGCTAACGTTTGCCCTCTCATGGGGCCAAGGCGAGACTGACAACGGCAACGGGACATCGCAAGCGTCGTATGCCGCATCAATGGCGACCGTTATTTCCAACGCTCAGGCGGCGGGTTTTACAGGGTCAAGTTGTCGGTTCTTCATCAACAAGCAGACTTGGTTATCAGGTGCGGTTAGCTCGGCGGTGCAGTCTGCACAAACTGCATTGCCAAATGGCACGACCGTTTTTGCGGGCGGCGATCTCGACTCATTGGATGCAACTAACCGGCAAGACAACACGCACTTCAACGACACTGGGTCTGCGGCTGCGGCTTCTTTTATTTGGAGCGCTATGCACGCGAGCGGGGCGCCGTATTAGTTACCATTGACGGTTCCACCACTCTTCCGCGGTTTCGGGACGAGCGCGCGCCGCGATACATTCGAAATTCTTACGGCTGACATCTCGCCGCCAAACGGTAACGAGCCAGCGCAAGGGGATGACCCCCTGGCTAACGACAACGGGATGCCACGCCCACCACAGATGCCAACCGGCACCTTCAGGCTTGTTGGTATAGTCGGTTTCCTGGGCCATCAAACCTCCTACCACACCCCAAAGGACCAATCCAATGCCCAACCTAGCGGCATTGGCCACGCGGTGAGCCACGGCCCGCG